TTGAAGGCACCTGATGGGGTAATTGTGCCCGCTACCACGAGGGTACCGGACGACAACGTCCCCACTATACTCAGGTTACTGGTCTCGACGAGACCTCCCACGTTTGCCAAGTCCGTAAATGATGCAATGGAGCCCGGCAACTGCGACATATCCGAAAAGGAAGTCGGAGTGGTATTAAGATAAGCAGTGTTCATAGCCATGTTGCTAACACTCCTTTCTTAACCTGATCCGTTTGAGCCGTAGTACCCTAACCATCTAAGGTGACCATGCGAGAAGCCGGTTACGACCTTCCGCTTGATGACTTCGAGTTCCCAGTCTTCCATCGCCCCGAAGCGAGGCTGCACGTCCCAGAGCCAGATCGTATCGGTCTTGGCTGCTTTGACGTACCAGGCATCGGTATCGGTGATGTAGGGGCTGACGATCAATTCGCTGATCGCTCCCCGAATTGCGTTGATCTCGTTATTCGCGGTACCGGGCTTCTGCGTGCTCTGCATTAGCTCCATCGCGGTAAGTTGATCGTTCGGGTGGATGATCAGGGTTTGGGGCTCGGAGCGTGCCACACGCGCCCGGTTGTCCTTCCACAGGCTGAACTGGATTATCGCGTTGCCCAGCGAGGTCCAGTCGAGGTCTGCGTCGGTCGAGGGGCGGTTGCTCTGAGCCGTGCTGCCATCGAGATTCGTGTGCGACGTTGAAATCAGCGCCTCGCCACGGAAATCGGTGGACTTGAAAGCGGTGCTGTCGGTGGTTCCGAAGGCGTTGTTGAGCAGCAAGTGCCCACGCACCTCCAAGAAGTCCGCCAGCGCGACCCGAAGGTCCGCTTCCAGTTTGCGGATCTCGCCGTACTGGTCGTGGTCCAGCATCTCCTGGGTTACTTTGTAACCGTTGGAGAATCGGACGTGCTCCAGGAACATCTCGGCGCCCGCAATTGGGTCCGTGAAGGTGACGGTGTTGCCCTCGCCCTTCACTTGGAAATCACCAAGCCCGGCATAATCGAAGAACGTCTCGCGCTTCTTGGACGAACTGGTGACTGTGTCGTAGAGCTTGGTATAGATGGTCTCGAAGCGCGGGTAGTCCGCGTCCGATTTCACGTCCTTGAGGATCGGCTCCATCAAGGACAGGAACTGAGTTCTGGTGACTACCATGATCTAGTCCTTTCCTTGTTAGACGACTACTGAAGTTGAGACAGAGCCGAAGGGCTGCAGCATACCACGGACGATCTGCACAAACAGGGTACTGTCTGCGGAGTTCGCGTCGGATTTGCCGTCGCCACGCGGAACGATTTGTACTATCTTTGTTACGGTTGAATCGGTGTCGAGTCGAAGATGCTCAGTGGCAACTTCGAGGTCGAACGCCTGGTAGGCCGTCAATGAGGATGAGGCTACGCCGGTCTGAACTGATACGGCGAAGACAGTATCTTCTTGAGGGACCAGTACCGGCACCATGTTGGTGCCCCCGACATCGAGCGATTGACTGGAGTCGCTGACAGCGATGCCGACGATGTTGTCTTGTCCTGCGGCATACTGAATGACTGACCCAGTGCCATTGTCGGAAAGCGGGTTGCGCTTCACGAAGGTGGCGGTGCTCAGAATCGGGAAGTACTGAATCCTGCTCGGTCCACAGACGTAGTTGAAGCCAGGAGGAAAGGCCACAACATGCTCCTTATGGATGAGTGGAGCGCGGACGTTGGGCGCTGCTAGAAATTGTCTTCGTCGAGATCGTCTTCTGCGACGGAAAAGCCCTCGAACTCGGTACCGGCGTGTTCAGGTAGATGCATCATCCTGTTCCACTCGGCGGCTTTGTTCTTGAGCCTCTCATCTACTGCGTCAAGCTGGGCGTTGGTAGCCTGACGCACTCTCATGGCTTCGCGGGCCGCTATTTTGGCTGGCGCTACCATAAGCATTTGGGAGCCGACGTAGACATTGCCGTCGTCCCCTCGGCGTGCTGCACCGATTGGGTTGCCTTCGGCGTCTTGCAGTTCGATGCCGTATTGCTCGGCACTGTCCCACTTGACGGGAACGTAACCCTTGGCGGAGCGTGCCGCCTGTTTGCGACCATCCGGTGCTCCCGAAGAGCGCATCACGGATGTGTATTGGAAACGATAAGGCAACGGCTGGGGGCGTTCGCCCCGCTTCTGTGCTTCAATGAAGGCGTTACGCTTATCAGAGTACCCCTTGAGGTAGAACTGGTCCAAGTTGGGGTCCTGTAGCTCCTGCTCGGTCATATCTCCCCACATGGAGACTTCGCGAACTTCGATCTTAGGCGCCTTAGCGCTGCGGCTTTTCTTCGACACGGAGTCCCCTTCCTGAACTGGAGAAGATGATGTCTTGCCTTTTCGCGGCCTCGAACCAGTCTTTGGTGGCGTCCTCAATGGTTTGACCGGGGCGCTTGACCTTGGAGATGAACTCTTGGAAGGTGTTGGTGAGACGGCCTTCGCGGATGAGTCCTTCGGATTCGAGCAGCCTGCGATACTCGCCGGGAAGCTCGTCAACGTTGTAATTTAACACATTTTGTCCCGGCGCGCTAGTGCCTACACCGCCTGGAGTTGAGATGGCTCCGGCGTCTCCGCGTTGGGCTAGGATGCGCTCGGCTTCGGCTTTGGCCTTCTCGGTGATGTACTCGTCGGCGTGTTGGCCTTTGACCATCTGAACGATCATGCGGAGGTTGTCGGGGGTGCGCATCTGGGGGTCGGTTCGCATGATCAAGCTGTCGATCTCAGGACCCCAGCGCTTGAAGGCTTCCGCGTGCTCGGTGGCGACCAGTTGGCGAGCCGTGGCGGCGTTGTTGGTGTAGAGTTGCTGCAGTTGGGGCTGGAACTGGGTCGCGTTGAAGTAGTCCTGCTGCTTCTGGGCTGCAGAAGCGGGGTCGTTGAGCCAGTCCTCCTGGGTTGGAGGCTGGGGTTGGGCCACTTGGAACTGCTGCGGCGCACTGTTGCCCCAGGTCTGGCTGGGCTGCTGCTGGTAATTCTGTTGCGACATGTTGCCAGTTGTGGCATGTTGCTGCGATGGTTGGCCGGTCAGGGCTTGTTGGTAGAAGCTGTTGCCTAGCTGAGTGACTTCCACGGGCGTTCTGCCAACGGCCCACGTCGGGAGGCCGTGCTTCTGGATGTCGGCCTCGCTGAAGCGGTAGTCGTTGACGCTGGTGAACTTCCCGGCGTCGTCCCGAGGTTGGCTAGGCGTCCCCCCAGCGGTTTTTGCGTCCGAGGAAGGTTGGGCTGCCGAAGAATCGGGCGTCTGCTCCGGTCCTTTCGACGACTGCGTTTCGTCGTTCTGTTCTGGCACGTTCTGCCTCCACAGTGTTGATGAGGATGTCTACGAATTCGATGACTTCTATGTAGGTGGCTACGCGGCTCTTGGCCTCGTGGAGTTCACCTGTCGTCTTGAAGTCACCTAGAAGCAAGCGTTCGTTCGCCTGCTGTGCTCTCTCCCAGAGTAGGGTCTGGTAGGTTTTGAAGCCTGGATGGTCAACCAATTCCTTGAGAGGGAGCAAACGATTGGGGTCCGCCCATACCTTGCTGTGGAGCCTGCGCAGCAGCGGGATTCGGCGCAGCCTGAAGAAGCGCTTCAATACCCTCTTCAGGAAGGATGTCGTTGACGTTGCGAATGTCATTCTGTTCCAGTAGCCTCCGGAATAGTTCGATGATGCCCGTTGCTGCGCCGAGCGCGGTGGCTCCCGTCGCGGAGCCCTGCATTTGCTCGGCCAGTTGCATCAGTTGGACGACGGGGGTGCTGAGTTGGGCGCTGAGTTGGAGAATACCCATGAGCTTTTGCTGTTCGAGGACCTTGTTGTTTGCGGCGCTGGTGGCTGTCAATTCGACGCCGATGCCGGTGCTGATGTCCTCGAAGGGGAGGGCTAGGACTTCGGCGACGAAGCGGCCCTTTTGGCCCAGGATCATGGCGGCGAGTTCGATGTACTGCTGACCGTTGGGGTTGATGCCGGGGTTGCCGGTCATCTGCTGGATTAGCTGGAGGACCTTGAGGCCTACGTCGCTCAGGCCGCCGCGTCGGGCGTCCTTCATCGGCAAGTCGAGGAGCATGCCGCTTTCCTGCAGCATGGACTGGACCGTGGTTGCCGGGGTGCGACTGGGCAGGGAGCCGATGTCGCCGCGCCGAAGGTCCGACATGCCGGTGGCTTGGTTGCCCGCGTTGACGGCGAACTCAATGATCTGGGCGAAGTCGTAGTTGCCGCGATTGTCGGTCAGGAAGAGCGGCATTATATCGTCCTTGGGATTTGCGAAGCCCCACGCCTTAGTCGGGTAGATAGGCTCATTAGGCATGATGTTAGCACCCTCTTTATAAGCAATCATGGGGGCATTGCTCAAACGAGCCTTATCCACTGAATTGTTAACCATCTCCTCAATCAGAGCCTGCCAGGACTCGCTGATCTCGCAGAGGCCGATGCCGTAGAAGCCGTCGCCGCGCAGGAAGCGGACCGCGTCGTAGGGGCGCTTGCCGTGGGCGAAGGGGTTGTAGAGGGCTTGGAGGATC